ATGCAGCAGCACCAGGTGGCACCGCATCACGGGCAGTTCAGGAAATTCGGGCAGCACGTGAGCAGTGGGAACGTGAAAACGGATTTATCAGCGACGGAAACGGCGTGGAAGCTGTGGGAACTCATGGGGGAGGTTTATTCGAACCGCTGGACCCAGAAGAACGGGGCCGCACCTTCGAAGCTCTGGATTGCACAGATTGGCGCGATGACTGAGCAGCAAATCCGGCAGGTCTGCCGACAGTGCATGGACCGCTGCCGGGCGGGTGAAACATGGCCTCCGGACCTGGCTGAGTTTGTGGCGCTGATTTCGGAAAGCGGGGCCAATCCATTCGGTTTGACGGTGGATGCTGTGATGGAGGAATACCGCCGCTGGCGCAATGAGTCCTGGCGATACGACGGAAGCGATAAATATCCGTGGTCCCAGCCCGTGCTGTATCACATTTGCCTCGAGATGCGGGCAAAAGGGATTGAGCGTCAGATGACCGAAGGGGAGTTAAAACGGCTTGCAGAACGGCAGCTGACGAAATGGGCAAAGCATGTTGGTAATGGCCTCAGCGTTCCGCCTGTCCGGCGGCAACTGGCAGCACCAGAACGCCCGTCGGGGCCAACACCAATTGAGTTGCTGAAACGGGAGTATGAACGCCGGAAGGCAGCTGGTTTTGTATGAATTGTGAAGGTGATTTTTCAGGAGGACTTGTGGCAAAAGTTTTTACACCCGAACAGCGGGAAGAGCTGAAGGCACGAATTATCGGGTTGGTACGCAAAAATGGACGCATGACGATGTCGCAGCTGGAGAGAGCGACTGGGGCAGGCTGGCATTCGGTCCGACGCTGCCTTGTGGATGTGCTGGCTTGTGGCGATTTATACATGTCCGGGGAATACGGTGTTTTTGCATCGGAGCAGGCGTATCGTGAATGGCGTAAGACACCGGAGAAAACAACTGACCAGACACTGATTCGAAAGTTACCAGACGGAGAGATACGCCTCTACGACAGACGCCTGAATATAATCTGCCGTGAGTGCCGGCAGAGTGAGGTTATGCAGCGGATTTTGGCGTTCTATCAGGGTAATTATCAGGAGGTGATGCTGTGAGTGAAATTAGCTATCAGGCTTCAATTACCGCTGGCATCCGCATCAAAGGAGAGGAGCATGGAAATAAAACCAGAAGATGAGTTAAGCAATATCGTTTTATTTCCGGTAAAAGAGGATGACCCACGTAATCAGGTTAATTTTCTTTATGAGCCATCGGAAAGACCATATTGCCATCACGCCTCTGTCCGGGTTGACGAAAAAGAGCGTCAGGTCCGCTGCAAAATCTGTGGTGCAGTTGTGGAGCCGTTTGACTGGATGCTCTCTGTGGCGAAAAAAGAAACCAGACTGGCAGATGATGTAAGGCTATTGCGCCAGGAGGAGCAGGAAAGGCGGAAAAATATAGAAAAGTTAATTCAGATTGAGCGTAACGCGAAAGCGCGGATACGCAGGGCGACAAAATCCAGAACTGAATAATTAAATTTAACACTGTTAAAAATTTAATCCTTAACCGGAGGGATTTCTTCACCCTCAGAACATCAGGAGGCCGCCCGAAAGGGCGGTAAGAAATGACTACATTATTCAGAAAAGAATATCCGCGAAAAAGTAGAGCGACAGAATTTCTGTTTCTCATTCTGTTTGTTGTGTTAATGATACCGATATCCCCGCTAATTTTTGTCTGGGCAATCGGGAAAATAATTGAGCCAGTTATTGAATTGTATAACGACGTTGTATGGGCCCCGTTCAACACACTGCACAATAAAATTAATCCGTATAAGGAAAACTGACATGACCACTATAACCAGAGAAAACGCGGAGATTAAATCCTTCATCACTGGCTTTTTGAGCGATTCAGCGCACGATAACCGATCTTCAAACAGCCTGCTTGCCAATGTGTTTCGTATCGCGCTGGCATCGCTGGAAGCAGAGCCGGTGGCGTGGAAGGTAACCTTCACGCAAATTGACCATGAATATAATACGTTCACCGCTATGTATTCTGGCAAAGCAGAAGCCGAACGGTGGGTGCGACTGCATGAAGTGGGTGACTTTCGGGCAGAAATAACACCACTTTATGCAGCGCCGCCAGCACAAGTGTTACCGAACGATGGGGTTGAGCTACTGGAAGAATTCGTCTGGACTGGTGAGGAATGGTGCGTGCCATTAACTGGCTCTGAACCGGAGGATGATGTTCCTGAATCGTTCTCTGCGAGTATCAGTGTTAGTTGTGCTGATGATGTTGAGGTGTGGGTATCAGTGCCGCCGTATATGATAATTCCCTACATTGAGGGTGAGCAGGATGAGGATTTATTTGATACGTGTGCTGGAGCATTACGTATATCGTTTCTGGATTTGCTAAAGGCGTATACAAGTTCGTGCATCAGAGAGGATGCGGGGGATGGTGTTTTATACATGGCTAATTTTTTCGAGAGAATGTCGAAAAGTCTTCGTAAATTTTATGGCACCCTTCCACAGGAAGAAATAGCTGCTGCGAAGGTGGATGTTGATCTGGTCATCCCGTGGGAGCGGGGAGGTCATGAGGAGGGGGATAAGTGAGCTGGCCTGAGGCATTCACAACGGTAGGAATTGCGATGGCGGTGGCGCTGGTGGTGTATTCGATTTGCCGCTGGGGTTGACGTAATTACTAATCCGGGGCTATATTTCCGACGCGTCAGCAAAATCTGGCGCCGGGATTGGAACCCCGGATATTCAACCGCGACAGATACACGCCGCGAGCGTGTTTTTTATTGTCGTAAGCACACACATCTGAATTATGGTGGGGCGTATGGGGGAGCCGAAAGGCTCGCCGGTTGGTTGATCCGGTAGTTCCAACCCTGTACGTCTCACCACCCAATGATTGGAACCTGACGGTGGTGATAGTTAAATTCATCAACCAGAGGGCGTTATCATGACGACTCAAATTTCTGTCGAAAACCTTTCCCCGATTACCCATAATCAGATCCCAGTTATTACCACAGAACTATTGGCGCACCTCTATGGCGCGGATGTAAACAGTATCCAGCAAAATCATAAGCGCAACTCTGTGCGTTTTATTGAAGGTAAACATTTTTTTAAGGTTATGGGCGAGGAGCTTAAAAATTTGCGACTGACAGTAAGTCAGTTACAAATTTCGCCCAAAACCCGCTCGCTTATACTCTGGACAGAACGCGGAGCAGCCCGCCACGCAAAAATGCTGGAAACCGATCAGGCGTGGGAAGTGTTCGAAAAACTGGAAGACAGCTACTTCAACCAGTACGAGAAAGAGCGCGCTACGGGTAAAATGAATATCGATTTTCACCTGGCAATCCGTGACGATAAGACCGCCTTCATCCGAAGTTATGCGCCTGGTCAGCTGGTGACGGTTGAAGAAGCCCTGACTTTGCTTAAATCGCGCGGATGGCTGGTAATGCCACGGGATGAACTGGCCGGAAAATTAATGGAGCTTTAAACCAGATACAAAAAACCCCTGCTGGTTAGGTCAGGGGTTTTTTGATGGTTTTCGCGAAAAGTGGTGTGAATTCGCATATAACCACTGTTTTGTTGCTTGTACAGGCAGGCAACACTCAACAGGGTTAAGATTACTTAATTCTCCGCAAATTTCAAGAAATTATTAGCTTTTCCTAATATCGCGAGTTGTGTAAAATGCAACTTGTTGAGAACGTTACTGTTATCAGAACAGGTGCTGAAACGGATTTTCCCCGGTGAAACAGGTGGTGCTGTCAGGGCTCTAACCTGGAAGATGGCAAGCAACACTCAACAGAAGCACGAATTGACTTTGGGGAAATGTCAGAGCCAGTCAATTCTGCCACTTCCTTACGTAAGGAAAACGGATGATGGACGCCCGACACCTGATTAAACAGGTAATCGAGATCATCATTGCTGTTTTACAGCTGATCCTGTTGTTCTTGTAATAGCGGGAAACGTAACTAAGGCGCGTCCAGTTTACCGACTGGCGCGCCTTTAACATATCCGGAGATTATCCGCTCAGCATTTTTTGCTTTAACAGATCAAGTTTTAGCCGATTCAGCCATTAAACCGACCTTCGTTTGTTGATAAGCGGGTATACCTGACTAGAATCGATTCACTTAAGTAGCGCGCAGGGATAAGAGGGATGGACCCTGAGAAGGGGAGAGCTATTTATCTGGAAGGATTCTGAAGATGAAAATCGAAGAATTGCGTGAAATTTTTAGTGAAAATGGCCTCTATGCCGTGCGCGTTGAGAATGGATCTATTGTCAGTTACTGCCGCATTAAATGTTTACAGTCTCAACAAAGGAAGAGTGGAGCTGTGTTAATTCATTTTGTGGACGGGCTTATGACGGACGGTTTTATTTTGCGTGAAGATGAATTTGTCACATCATTACGGGGGCTGAAAGAGGCCGGGCTTAAAGCTGGCTTTTCTGCTTTTGAGGATGTGTGAATTCAGCTACAATTCAGCACAGGGCTGAACCCCCTGTTGAGTAACACTGTGCCACCGGAGAAAGCCGATGGCGCAAAATTCCAGACCACACAATTCTGATAATTCAGCCGTCTTTGCCAGCAGGCACGGGCGGCGCTCTCACGCATTCAAATATGACTGGTATCAGCACGATCCCTGCACTGAAGAACAGGCCGAATGGCTGATTCATAACTACCGCAGACGTGGGTATGAGTTTAAGAAAGCCCTCAGTCTCGATTATCGTCACTGGATAATCTACGTCAGACTGCCGTACTCCGAGCGCCCACCGCGTCCGTCCCGCACATTCCAGCAACGCATCTGGAGGTAACGTGCGGGTATTGCTTCGACCTGTTCCGGTACCGGAACTTGGGCTGGTGGTCCTTAGGCCGGGCCGTGAATCCATGCAAGTATTTCATAACCCTCGAGTGCTGGTGGAGCCTGAACCGAAAAGCATGCGCGGTCTGCCGTCCGGAGTCGTTCCCGCCGTTCGCCAGCCGCTGGCGGAAGATAAATCGTTACTGCCATTTTTCAGCGACGAACGGGTGATTCGTGCTGCTGGCGGTGCTGGTGCACTGTCTGACTGGTTACTGCGGCATGTTAAATCCTGCCAGTGGCCACACGGCGATTATCATCACAGTGAAACCGTCATTCACCGTTACGGTGCTGGCGCGATGGTGTTGTGCTGGCACTGCGACAACCAGTTGCGCGACCAGACCTCCGAATCACTGGAACATCTGGCTCAACAAAACCTGGCAGCCTGGATGATTGACGTCACCCGTCACGCAATGAACGGCCCGCGGGAGCGGGAATTATCGCTGGCTGAATTATCCTGGTGGGCGGTCTGCAATCAGGTAGCGGACGCATTACCGGAGGCAGTAATACGTCGTTCGCTGAGATTACCAGTGGAAAAAATCCGTTCCGTATATCGCGAAAGCGACATCGTACCGGGAGAGCAGAGAGCCACCAGCATACTGAAGCAGCGCACAAAAAATATTGCGTTACCGCCTCACGTCCACCAGCAACAGAGCCTGCCACAGGAAAAGACGGTGGTAAGCATCGCTGTTGATCCGGAGTCTCCGGAATCTTTCATGAAGCGACCAAAACGTCGCCGCTGGGTTAATGAAAAGTACACGCGCTGGGTTAAGGCGCAGCCGTGTGCGTGTTGTGGTAAGCCAGCCGACGATCCCCACCACCTGATAGGCCACGGTCAGGGCGGAATAGGGACAAAAGCCCACGATATTTTCACGCTACCGCTGTGCCGGGAGCATCACAACGAACTTCATGCTGATCCGCTGGCATTTGAAGAAAAGCATGGTTCCCAGATTGATTTAATTTTCCGTTTTCTTGATCACGCCTTTGCAACCGGCGTGCTTGGGTAAAAGAGGTTACTGATGCGTATAGAGTTTGTTTTGCCTTACCCGCCGACGGTGAACACCTATTGGCGACGTCGTGGCAGCACATATTTTGTATCAAAAGCCGGTGAGCGTTATCGCCGGGATGTGGCGCTTATTGTTCGCCAGCAGCGACTGAAATTAAATCTGTCCGGTAGATTGGCAATCAGGATTATTGCAGAGCCACCGGATAAGCGCCGCCGCGACCTGGACAATATCCTGAAGGCACCACTGGATGCACTGACACATGCAGGACTGCTTATCGACGACGAGCAGTTTGATGAAATTAATATTGTGCGCGGTCAGCTCGTTCCAGGTGGGCGACTGGGCGTGAAGATTTACGAAATCAGAGGTAATAACGATGGCGCGTGATATTCAGATGGTTCTGGAGCGATGGGGGGCATGGGTGGCAAATAACCACGAGGATGTTACATGGTCATCTATTGCTGCAGGTTTTAAAGGGTTAATACCGTCGAAGGTGAAATCACGTCCCCAATGTTCCGACGATGACGCAATGATCATTTGTGGGTGCATGGCCCGGCTGAATAAGAATAACAAAGATCAGCATGATCTACTGGTGGATTATTACGTTGGGGGAATGACGTTTATGGCGCTGGCACGTAAACACGGGTGTTCTGATACGTGTATTGGTAAACGTCTACAAAAAGCAGAAGGGGTAATTGATGGTATGTTGATGATGCTGAATGTCTCACTGGAGATGGATTGGGCTGTGTCGGTTTGATTTATGTCATTTTTTACAGCGGCGCAATGGAGAGAATAGCAAAAGTTTTTGGTAATACAGTAAACAGGATGGATATGTTCAAAAAATCATTACTCTTAACATTGGTGATGTGTTTGCTTTTTTCTTCTTTTGCGGACGCAAAACGGAGACATAAAAGATCATCTCATCGTTCGCAGCATCATCACTATTACAGGGATAACAGAGCAAGTAAGCAGGAAGTTTGCTCGGAAGGATATGTTGATTATTTTGGAGTGTGCAAGGGCAAAGACATAAAACAGGGCGAAGATCCAAAACCAGCTATTCAAAAGAAAAAAATAAATAAGGCGAGCAAAAATACATCAAGTATAAAAAATAGCCAACCAGACCGGCGAGAGAAGACAGCGTTTCAGCAGAAAAAAAATGTACCGACTTGTGCGCCGCTGAATATGGCGCATAAACCGGGATATACGAATTTGCCTATATGTGTGGACGGAGAATACTAATGTAACACAAAGATGTTTACGATCGTAAAAATCCGGATATCCTGTTAAGAGTGGTTACTTCGCCACACAGCTTAAACCCGCCGCCAAGCGGGTTTTTTTGTGTCTGAAAAATGGTGCAGTACGTTAAATGTGTATGTTGTTTTTTTAAAATTTAGAAATAATAAAAATGCATACGTATATTTACGAATATTGACATGGCTTTCTATTGAAAAAAGAACCGGCATTATTAATATCTGTCATCGGTTCCGAAGGGGATGTAAGCGCGGTCATTTTTATTTCTCTTGAGGAACCAATGCCGACTTAGCTCAGTAGGTAGAGCAACTGACTTGTAATCAGTAGGTCACCAGTTCGATTCTGGTAGTCGGCACCATATGCGGGTATCGTATAATGGCTATTACCTCAGCCTTCCAAGCTGATGATGCGGGTTCGATTCCCGCTACCCGCTCCAGCATTTGAAACAAGCCTTATTGTATTGCGGCACTGGCGTATTTTTTTTATTACGTGGGAGCAGGTTGTTTTGAAAAAGCATTCTGTTCTCTGGCTATGATTTGAGGCCGGGTGTAGCCTCAGTGCTGATTTTTTACGGCAGCAGAATGGTGCATTATCGGTGGAGATTTTGTATTTCCTGGCAGGGTCGGTGATGCATCATTCTGGTGTTGTAAACAGCACCGCAGAGGTGTTCCTCAGTGCGAGGGTGGTTTATATAGTGGTTTAGCGGGGAATCACAATATCTGTTGTAGGGATGGATATTTCGGGAGGCACCCGACACCTCGAATACATTACAACAAAAATGATACATCCATTACATTGACCAACCGCCTCCACTGGGCGGTTTTTTTATTATCAATCCGGAAAAAAAGAATGCACGGACACTGATAATGTCCGTGTGGCAATGCCATGTAAGTCAGCGATGAATATGGCGCAAAAAAAAGCGCGGCTGTCGGATTAACGCCGCGGGACAAAGTCCGTGAAGAAGAATAAGTATTGGCCCCCTTCTGGGGACGAGTTAATATTACTAAGCTTTAAAAATAGTTTAAATCCTCAGATTAACCTTAATTTCAGATAAGCTTTATTTCATTTCTTTGCGCCACATCTGGCGCGCATCAAATAACGCCACGCAAAGGGCATCTGCGGATGCCGGTGCTTTTGACGGGGTGTTTTTTACGGGCCGCTGGTGGCCCTTTTTTATTTACAGGAGATGTTATGGCAGAACCAGTATCCGGCACGACACAGGCCGGGCTGGCTGTTGGCGGGGTAACCGTTGTCGGCCTGTTCGACTGGATTGAGCCAGGCGTATTAATCGGGGCTTTTGCAGGTTCCATTATTTTTGTTATGTCGGCGCGCGAATACCCGGTCTGGGGAAAATTGCTGCTTTTTATCGCGTCACTGATGGCGGGAATTGTCGCCGCACCGTTCTCGTCTTCGGTTATCACTTTGCTGACACCGGAAAGCATTTCAGCCAGTCGTTCGGTTGGTGCGCTGGTGGCGTCTGCGGTATCGGTCCGCTTGCTAATGCTGTTGGGGAATGAGCCGTCATCATTATTTGGTCGGTTCTGGCCTAAAGGGAGAGGAGGCGATGGGGGTAAGTAATTTTATTCTTACGCTGAATGCGTTCACCTGCGCCCTGATTGTTCTCGTCCTTCTGGCTTATCAACGAAGTGGCGCAAATTACTGCTGGAAGTCCTCTTTTTGCGCCTGGTTGCTGATGGTTGCCTGCGGCTCGGTAACCATCTTGATTCTGACCGGGGTCTATCGTCATCCGAGCATACCCGAAACCGTTATCAATATCGCACTGCTGGTGACTGTATGGGGTGCCGGGGGAAATATATCCCGACTGGTAAACAGCAGGAAAAAATTAACAGGAAAATATCATGACAAAAGACGAGATTTTTGATGCCGTTCTGGGTAAAGAGGGCGGCTACGTCAACCATCCGGATGATAAAGGTGGGCCGACCAAATGGGGCATTACGGAAAAAGTCGCCCGTGCGCACGGATATCAGGGCGATATGCGTGACCTGACGCGCGGGCAGGCGCTGGAAATACTCGAGGCGGATTACTGGTATGGCCCACGATTCGACCAGATTGCGAACCTGTCACCGGATATTGCTGCAGAGCTGTGCGACACGGGCGTGAACATGGGACCAGCCGTGGCGTCCAGAATGCTTCAACGCTGGCTGAACGCTTTCAACCTGCGCGGGAAACTGTATCCGGATATGGATGCAGACGGACGTATCGGCCCACGAACTGTTAATGCGTTACGGGCATATCTGAAAAATCGCGGCAGGGATGGAGAGCTGGTAATGCTGACCGCCCTGAACTGTACGCAGGGTGACCGCTATCTGGAGCTGGCAGAGAAACGGGAAGCCAACGAGTCGTTTGTGTACGGCTGGATGAAAGAGCGCGTTGGTTTGTAAATTTATCGGAAAAGGTCGCTGCGGCGGCCTTTTTTATTGCTCAAAAAACGAAAGAACGGAGGTACGTATGTACGCACTGAAAAAAATTACGGTAACTGAAGATGGTCGCCAGGTTGAGGAAGTGCATGTCCTGGGGGATATGTATCGTCTGGAGTTCTATCCGCGTGACACTCATCTTGCAGCAAAAATTGAGTATTGCCGGGGCGGGGGTATTCCATGTATTCCGGTAGAAAAAGAGGATGAGGCTTACATTACCACGCTGACTGGAGACACGGTGCGTTGTATCTGTCGCGGTGACAGTAAAGCCAGGAATGAAATAGCCAGATGCCGAACCCATACCAGTAAATAAAAAGTAAAACCCCGGCTGCTGGAACAGTCCGGGGTTTTTGGTTTTCACGTCAAAGAGGAAATTGTGATCAGTGAGTACGGAGAAAATCCTCGTGGGGAAGTATAAAAGATTCTTTTTGAGGTTGTCCATTATGAAAGGTATAGAAGTGGAAACTCCCGCGAGCCTTGATTTGACAAGGGCTGCGGCCTTTGCAATTCGCCTTGTGGCGGTCGCTGTTCTGATTTGGGCTGTGCGTTGGTGGTGACATGAGCCGAAAACACTGGACACACAGAATGCCGCGAACGGCGGCGAAATGGGCACTGGTAGCGATACTGGTGCCTTTTTTCTTGGTGGGATGCGTCAGTCTGGATAAGGCGCGCCAGTTTTTGGACGCTGCTTCTCAGGTTTGCCAGTTGATTGATGGTGTTCGACGTTGTTTTGAAATAAATGATCATTATCAATGAGTTAGCATGGTTCTGATGATAATTTCTCCATGCGTACGCAACAATTGGAGAAAATATGAAAAGTATTGCTGACTATCTTAATGATACTCAAGGTACGGGGCCCGCTGTAGGTAAGATGTTTGGCCTGTATGGTATGCAGATTGGACGATTCATAGGGGCAGAAGGACGAAAACTTCACCTTGTATTCGTCCATCCTGTAAATGGGCGTATGGATGTGCCAATTCATATTGAAATGCCGATTCCTATTCGTATTAATGGAGGGAATATTGAAGGACCTATTATGAATCCAGTGCTGAACGATATTATTCAACTTGATTAAATAATGAATTCAAATCAAACCCGCTTCGGCGGGTTTTTTTATTGTCAATAATAAAACTCCTCTTCAGGAGGTTGGAATTTTTGGAGTAATTATGTGGAAAACTACAGGTGAGAAAGTGATTGTTGCATATGTTAATGGTAATGCGAAATACTCACGTATCGAAATGAGCGGTCAACATGCTCGATTGATTCGTGAGTAACAGGCATTACAGCAGCCCTTCAGTGAGGGGCTGCGATAATGCAACACAGGAATAAAAACCGGCCAGGGAGAATCCGTTAAAGATCTGCCGGTGGCGAAAAAGTGCCAGGCGCTCAACCTAAGCTGATTCTCTGTTGAATACAATAATTTTATTTACATCTATGTGAATGCGTAGGGCTTCTGTGATGCACGTCATGTTAACGATGTATGGATATGCGAATCATTCCCATTTTCACGGGTCCTTCCTGAATTTTGGAACACCGAGGGGATGCGGACACGCAGAAATCGCCAAATTTTTGCATTTTCATCGTTCATCACCACCACTGTAATTTATTGATAATGAAAGGTTAAAAAAAAGTTGGTGTCGAAAGTGCTCGTTTTTTGTTCATCACTGGAGGGTAAGTGGATAAGGAACTGAAACACCTTGTTCTTAATGTCAGCCAGTTGGCTGCGCTGTCTGGTGTGCACCGACAGACTGTCGCATCAAGAATCAAAAATGTCCGAACAGCGGGTGGACATGAAAGTAATCTCAAGCTGTATAAACTTACCGATATTCTGGCAGAGCTAATGAAATTGCCACCGCCTGTCGCTGAAGGGGAGATGGATCCCCATGACCGAAAAGCCTGGTATCAGTCAGAACGTGAACGCCTGAAATTCGAACAGGAGGTCGGAGAACTGATCCCTGCGTCTGATGTCGCTCGTGAATTTGCTGAAATGGCAAAGGCTATGGTGCAGGTTCTGGAAACTCTCCCCGATATTCTTGAACGCGATTGTGCTCTTGAGCCTTCGGCTGTCATGCGGGTGCAAAGCATTATTGATGATCTGCGTGACGAAATTGCACGACGGGTGGCAGATGACAGCAAACAGGAAGATGCAGAGGAGGAAAATCAGGAGGACGAATAATGCCTGTGCAGGCGACCGCCAGATCGTTGAAACTGGATACAGGCCAGTTAATTAAAGCGCCGCGCAGAATGCCTGTTGCCGAAGCGGTACAAAAATTTATGCGAGTCCCTACATCTGGTGGCAACTCTGTTCCGTGGGATCCGATGGTTGCACCGTATGTGATTGAACCCATGAACTGCCTGTCGTCCCGTGAGTTTGATGCGGTTGTTTTTGTTGGTCCTGCCCGTACGGGCAAGACTAACGGCCTGATTGATGGCTGGGTGGTTTATAACATTGTCTGCGATCCGTCTGACTTTTTGCTGGTGCAGATGACGCAGGATAAGGCGCAGGAGCACTCCAAAAAGCGCCTGGCAAGAACATTTCGTTGCAGCCCGGAGGTCAGAAAACGCCTCAGCCCACGCCGTAACGATAACAACGTTCATGACAAATATTTTCTGTCGGGCAGCTTTCTGAAAATCGGCTGGCCTTCCATCAATGTCATGTCATCCTCTGATTTTAAATGTGTGGCGCTGACTGATTACGACCGATTTCCTGAAGATATCGATGGCGAAGGTGATGGTTTCTCCCTGGCTTCAAAACGTACCACAACATTTATGTCAGCTGGTATGACGCTGGTGGAGAGTTCTCCCGGGCGTGAAATCACAAACAGCAAGTGGCGCAGAACGTCACCGCATGAAGCCCCGCCCACCACGGGGATCCTTTCTCTGTATAACCGTGGCGATCGTCGTCGCTGGTACTGGCCTTGTCCGGATTGTGGTGATTATTTCCAGCCATCGATGGAGGCTATGACGGGATATCGTGACAATCCTGATCCTGTAAAAGCCAGTGAAGCGGCTCATATATTGTGTCCGCATTGTGGCAGTCAAATCACTGCAGATATGAAACGTGAACTGAATGGTCGCGGTGTCTGGTTGCGTGAAGGTGAGCAGATTGACAGAGAAGGGAATGTTACCGGAACGCCACGTCATTCAAGGATAGCCAGCTTCTGGATGTAGGGTACATTTCTTACCTGTTTTTATGTTCTGGTGTCGTTTTATAGTCTTTTCAATGAGTTGTGATTTTTTGAGTTTCCTCTCTTTACTTGATAATGAGTTAGTTTATCGCTTGTTATCGACTTGAATGGACTACATGACGGACTAAAAAATGAGGGCGACAGATGTCGGTAAAGCCATTAACCGTGACTGAAGTTAAGGGGATGAAACCACGTGAAAAGGACTATGCTGTTTATGATGGGTTCGGTTTATTGCTGAATGTGAGTAAAGCTGGTGGGAAAGTGTGGCGTTTTCGTTATAGCCATCCGATAACGAAGAAACGGCAGACATACACGATAGGGCGTTTTCCTGAATTCTCACTCGCGGAAGCACGGGAAGTACGTGATGAACTTCGGCGAATGATTGCACGTGGAGTTGATCCAGTGACAGAGAAGAAAAATCGTAAAATTGAGATGGCACTAAAAAATCTACAGACATTTGAATCTGTTGCTAATGCATGGGTTGCCTTTAAAAAGGGAGCAGAATTGCGGAAGCCTACGTTAAATAACATCGAATATGAAGTATATAAATATCTTGTTCCTTTCTTTGGTAAATATAGTATAGATAAGATTACAGCGCCATTAGCAATTAAGATACTGGATGCAGTATCTGATAAAAATGCGTTGCAAAAAAAATTAATATCAAGATTAAATGAAATTATGAATTATGCCGTAAATTGTGGTGCGTTAAAAATAAATCCATTGCTTAAAATAAAGACTGCATTCGCTGGAAAGAAAAATAAATCATTGGCTGCGTTACCTATAGAAAGATTACCTGAATTTCTGAGTTGGTGGGATAGTGTGCCTCATAACTACCAAATAGCGCATAATGCACTTTTATTCCAGGTATTGACCATGGTCAGGCCGGGAGAGGCGATCCAGGCAGAGTGGTCAGAGATAGATTTTGATGCTGGTCTGTGGGTTATTCCTGAGCATAAAATGAAATGCCATCGTGAACATGTTGTGCCCCTGTCATCACAGGCCATTAGCATCCTGAGAACAATGCAGGAAATAAAAAGAGGGCGTTATGTATTCTATTCATCCAGAACCAAAGACGCGCCTATGGGGAGGAAAACTATAAATACTGCGATTACCTCCAGTAAGTTCAAAGGGATTGTAACGTTACATGGTTTTCGTTCGATGTGGAGTACGCTTTTAAATGAGGAAGGATTTAACCCCGATGTAATTGAGGCTGCATTAGCACATAAAAGTGGTGATAAAATAAGAGATATTTATAATAGAACTACTTATTTAGAACAACGCAAAATTATGATGCAATGGGTAGGCGATTTTTTTGATGAGGCGAGAAAAGGGGTAATTAATAGATCCTGTGGTAAGAAAGGTTTGAGAATAGTAAATGGTTGAGGAGTTCAGCAAATGAATACCAATGAAGATATTTTATTTACTAAAGACGTAATGAAAATTTTGCGCTATGGGGCAATGAGCGCATTCATTAATTTCTGGAAAGATGAAAGCAATGGTTTTCCTCAACCGTTCAGAATTGGGCGGCGGCATACCTGGCACCGTAGAGATGTAGAGGCATGGTTAGATAAACAACGAGAACAGGCCAATCCCCACTAATAATATCTTTCATACCCCGCACACAATGCGGGGTTTTTTGTATGTGAGGTAAAAAAACGATGAATAAAAATATTGCCGTGACGGGCAAGGGTGACGCTCGTCCAGTGAAAAATTTCTGCAATATTCGTGATCTAATCGTTCTGCGCTTTGATGGCGTGGATGTTCGCGTGGTGTATCTGAATGGCGATCCGTGGTTTGTTGCAAAGGATGTTTGTGAAGCTCTGGAAATAAGCAACTCACGCGATGCTCTAAAAGCTCTGGATGTGGATGAGAAGAATACCGTCGCTTTAAGCTACGGTATTCGCGGAAATCCAAATCATAGCGTCGTTTCTGAATCTGGTTTTTACAAGCTGATCGCCAGAAGTCGCAAAGCTGTTACTCCTGGCACGTTCGCCCATCGTTTCAGTAATTGGGTATTCAGAAATGTGATACCGGGTATCAGAAAAACGGGGGCTTATGGTATCCCGTGGGGCGCATTACAGGATTTTTCCCGCCGTAAAGAGCAATATCAGATAAGTGCCAGCGAGAAGGGGAGGGAGCTACAGGCATGTAAGCGCAAAAAGCGTGAGCTGGAGGAAGAAGAAAAAAGGCTGATACGTGAATATCAGCCTGAGTTTTACTTTGACAACTGCATTCAGTGACAAAACAAAGGCGACCGGGGGCGGTCGCCAATGGGAAAACACTAAACATAAGCACGGGGATGATAGCCGCTATCAGGCTGGTGGGCAATGCAATCAGTCTTGTTCAGTTCGTTGCCATACCTGCAATGAGCGCGTTTCCCTGTACTCTTTAAGGAATTGCTCAAGGGCAAAAGCACATGGCGCGAATCTTTCTGATTCATGCTCTATCTTTCTGCGCCGTCTTTTCCGTGCCGGTGATAATGTTTTGGTCAATTCTTTATCGGTCATTGTGTTGTCCTGCATAGCAATGCGCCGTAATACCTTACACCACGGCGCTGGTGATGGTTATTCCTGCTCTTTGGCCTTGCGACGCTGGCGGTATTCAACTTCTCGCTTTAATGCTGCTGTTACAAACTGCCCTGTACTTTCACCAGGCATTTTTACCGCCTCAACATTGTTCATAACTTCATGCGGAACCCTTGCCGCAACTGTTTGTGATTTTGCGTTTACTGCTTTTGTCGCCATGTTGTGTACCCCTTACAAAAAACAAATGCAGTATGCAGGAAAAAAAATAAGTGTTCAACACTTGACGTGTTTAACACCAGGGCTTAAATTGGTGTTCAACACCTTGTTGATGCAAGGTGCAGAAACGACGAAACCCGGCAGTGCGCTAACACTAACCGGGCTTCTAACCACCAACGATAGAAAGCGTATCGAGGTAGCTATGTTAAATCATACCACACACCCGCAAGGGCGGGACTCGCACAACCTGAATAAATACATCTGGCGTTTTATCGCCCTGAGCACGGCACAACCGCGCGTGATTACCATTGAGGCCACCAGCGAACAGGAAGCACGCCAGCAATCTCCTGATGGCTGTGTGATGGTATTCGCCGCCCGTATTCGCCAGGGGGTGCACCATGTGCAATAAAAACACGCCGGACGCAGCAGGCGAAGCATTGAAAGTACTGATACATGCGCTTGTGGATATAAATTGCATGGTAGAGATCATGGAGAAGAAATCACAGTCGGAGTACGACAAAAGAAAATTTAAAACAATAAAAATAATTACCAAAAACTCACTGACAAAAGCTACAGACATCCTCAATGAGGACACTAAAAGAATCAGGGGGAAACTGTGTGATGCATAAAATACCTTTTGATGTTCTTATTCATTCTGAAAACGCATTAATCCGCGCAAAGGAAATGGAGGCATTATTACTTAAGTTAATGGAAGTGCCGGAAAATGGCGATGAATCATATCCCATGATGTTTTCTGCCGTGCACACATTATTAACGCCAGTAATTAACGAATTAAATACGGTGATGGCAATTCACGAGAATAATAAAACGCATCACACCGGAGAATAAAAACCATGAAACAGAAAAATTCTGGCTTTACTGCCAGCGGCCTCTCTCGGCCTGAAATCCGCCCCGGCGATATTTTCAAAGATAAATACGGCGGCACTGTAACGATTAAAAGCGTGGCGGGACGGTGTGTTACTTACCGCCGTGATGGGTACGGCTATGACTGCGTGATGCCTGTTTATCAGTTCCGGCGTGATTTTTCTCTGGTACAGAACGCAACACGCGGTAAGCCCACCAGCAGGGAAAAAGCACGGGAAAATATTAAGAAAATAAAAAGCATGCTCAGCGCATCCAGAGGTAAAAAATGAAACTGGCACCGAACGTAAAAAAACAGCCTCGCGGAATAAAAAACAAAGACACAGAGGTAATTATTTTCGCGGGTAGTGATGCCTGGTCGCATGCGCAACAGTGGCAGGAGAAGGACGGTCCCGCATCCGGCGATAATGTGCCGCCTGTGTGGCTTGGGCCAAATCAGCTTGCCGAACTTGATGCGCTGAAAATTGTTCCGGATGGAAAAAAACGCGTAAGGCTGTACCAGGCCGGAGAACTGGATTTAGTGGAGACCAAAAAGATTGGTCAGAAGCTGGCGGCGGCAGATATTCAGGATGCGAATTTTTACCCTGAAGGAATGCACGGTCAGAAGTGTGAAAACTGGCGGCGCTATTTGAATGCTGAGCGTGAAAATATTGCCGCAGGGCTTACCATGCCGGAGCAGAAAAATACGCAACTGGCACAGATGGCAGACAGTGAGCGCGCACAGATGCTTGCTGGTCGGTTTGATGGCGTATGTGTGCATCCGGAAAGTGAAATCGTTCACGTCTGGCGCGGCGGGGTATGGTGTCCGGTCAGCACAATGGAACTGAGTCGCGAAATGGTGGCGATTTATTCAGAACATAAGGCCACTTTCAGCAAGCGCGTAATCAGTAACGCCGTTGAAGCGTTAAAAGTTATTGCCGAACCAATGGGCGAGCCGTCCGGTGATTTGCTGCCGTTCGCCAATGGTGCGCTTGACCTGAAAACGGGGGAATTTTCCCCGCACTCGCCGGAGAACTGGATCACCACGCACAACGGTATTGAATACACGCCGCCAGTACCAGGGGAGAATATCCGCGACAACGCGCCAAACTTTCATAAATGGCTTGATCACGCTGCCGGAAAAGATCCGGGCAAGATGATGCGTATATGCGCCGCGCTATACATGATTATGGCGAACCGGTACGACTGGCAGATGTTTATTGAGGCCACCGGAGACGGCGGGAGCGGCAAGAGCACTTTCACGCACATAGCCAGCCTTCTGGCAGGGAAACAGAACACAGTAAGCGCTGAGATGACATCGCTTGATGATGCTGGTGGGCGTGCGCAGGTTGTCGGGAGTCGGCTTATTGTCCTGGCAGACCAGCCGAAATATACAGGCGAAGGCACGGGCATCAAGAAAATCACGGGCGGCGACCCCGTGGAAATTAACCCGAAATATGAAAAGCGTTTCACAGCGGTAATCAGGGCGGTTGTGCTGGCAACCAATAATAACCCGATGATATTCACCGAACGGGCCGGAGGCGTGGCACGTCGTCGCGTGATTTTCCGTTTCGACAATATCGTCAACGAGGCCGAAAAAGACAGGGAACTACCGGAAAAGATTGCGGCTGAAATCCCCGTCATTATCCGCCGATTACTGGCGAACTTTGCAGACCCTGAAAAGGCGCGGGCTTTACTACTGGAACAGCGTGACGGTGATGAAGCACTGGCGATAAAGCAGCAAACGGATCCGGTTATTGAGTTTTGCCAGTTCCTGAATTTTCTGGAGGAAGCACGCGGCCTGATGATGGGCGGCGGTGGCGATTCCGTGAAGTACACGACCAGAAACAGCCTTTACCGCGTCTATCTGGCGTTTATGGCATACGCAGGCAGAACCAAACCACTAAACGTAAATGACTTTGGCAAGGCCATGAAGCCAGCCGCAAAAGCTTACGGACATGAATATATTACGCGAAAAATTAATGGGGTGACGCAGACTAACGCAATAACAACCGACGATTGCGACGCGTTTTTATAATTTTTGGCAATTGCTGTCTACCTTGTCTACCTGATTACATAAAAGTTGTTTTAATTCAGTGTATTAATTTAGGTAGACAGCTTTTTTTTACTGTCTACAAGCTATCTACACTGTCTACCTGTTTTTGTAGCCAGCCGGAGGGATGAGTAGACATCAGGTAGATAGTGGTTTTTTACTGTCTACATCCATTAAACCCGCGTCATTACTGGCCTGAGCATCTATCAGGTAGACAGAGTAGACAAGGTGGGGGTAGGCCTAAAACTTTTTAAACGAGGGGGTAAAAATAAAAATGCACACATCAGAAAAATTTAACAATCAGAAGAAATCACATAACCGCGCCATTGACCTTACAGAGCACTGGCTGAGGGTGGCGATAAAAATCATCGACCGCAACGCGGGAGAAGGATACGCGAAAGCGCATCCCGAACTGATAAGCGCATTCATGAACACAGCGGCGGCAAACTTTGCCACGCTGACAGAACGGGAGATTGCGGAAGCGGAACAGGTGACAACTATCAACGTTAAAACCGGAGAACAGACAGCATGACAGCACAGATAGCGGCTTACGGGCGGCTGGTGGCTGACCCGCAGTTAAAGACCACCAGCAAGGGAACACAAATGGCGATGGCGAGTATGGCTGTTCCCCTGCCGTGCAGCCAGGCCGATGACGGAACGGCGACAATGTGGTTATCCGTCCTGGCGTTTTGCAGACAGGCCGACGCACTGGCAAAACACCGCAAAGGCGAACTGGTGAGCGTGGCGGGTAACATGCAGGTAAGCCAGTGGACAGGCCAGAACGGCGAAACGCGGCAGGGCTGGCAGGTTATCGCAGACAGCGTAATCAGTGCGCGAACGGCGCGACCGGGCGGCAAAAAAGGCCAGCAGGGCCAGGCTACTGACGCACTGAACAGGGCAAAACAACAGGCGGGAAATGATGATCCGTACGGGGATAACATACCGTTTTAAGCAACGAGTGACAGAAGCCGGGATTTTTCCCGGTTTTTTTATGGGTCCTTCCTGAAAAATGGAACACCGAGGGGATGCGGACGCGCAGAAAACGGCTGGTTTTTGCATTTTCATGGTGGCGGCAGCATGTGTGATAATTAATTGATAATTAAAAATTATTTCTGTTTTCACCTGTACAATCTTTTTTCTCCCCCTGTCATCAGACCAGTTTGCAATTAATTGAAATATATAAACAAATTTGTTTTTCACCTGCCAAATGGAGCTGCCTATGTCAAATGTGATTGGGATTGGTGATGCTTATCACTGGCACACAAAAATGAATATTGCATATTTTGCAATGCAATTGATCATCATTGCATTTTGATCAACACTGCACACTTCAAATATCAGTCTGAAACGAGGTGTTACGTGAACGAAAAGAAAGCTGTATCGGTTTATCTCGACAATGAAACGGCGCTTGCCCTGTACCGTTTGCGCGAAGATATTCGCAAGAAAAATGCAGAAACGGGAATGGATCTTCCCACGCCAACAGTCGGCTGGCTTGCCCGTTCATTGTTGCGTCAAAGCCTGGGAATTAAGGCAGACAAAAAAGATTTGCCTCATGAGGGGTAAGGTTGATGGAAATTTCATTGTATGAGCCAATCGAAGGCGTAACCGCAAGACAGTTCCGCGATTCACTTATGGCTGCAAAAGGCCCGGTTACGGTTGCCATAAACAGCGGTGGCGGAAATGTAACTGACGGCATGGCGATGTTTAACGCCCTGAGAACGTACAAAGGCCACACGGTCGCAAGAATCGACGGTATCGCCGCATCAATGGCTACCATTGTTGCGCTCGGTGCCCGGCGTGTCGTGATGGCTGATAACGGCTGGTGGATGATCCATAACCCGTGGGGCGTTTTTGTTGGTGAATCGGAAGATCTCCGCAAAAAAGCCGACATGATGGAAAAAATCGGCAAGGCAATGCTTGATACCTACGTTGCCAAAACCGGATTACCGGAATCAGAAATCAAAGCCATGATGGATGCTGAAACATGGCTGACGGCTGAGGAAGCGAAAGAAAAAGGATTTATTGATGAAATTTATCCGGCAGAGGGACAGGCATTAGCCATGGCCCCTGGTTGCGGATCACTGGTAGAGAAATTTACCAGAACGCCGGAAAGCATCATCGCATCGATGAAGAAAGGCGACACGGGATCAGCAAACGAAAGAGAGAAGCGAAAAAAAGAAGCCGACGTTTTGTTTGCTTACTGGAAGAATTCTTCGTATGAGTGGTTGCCAGGAATTGTTGAAGAATTTATCAGCGGTTCCATCACTGCCGAAGAAGCACGTAAAAAACACTTAGAAAAACTGGCGGAAGAGACAACGCCGTGCGCAGGACCAGGAGCAATGAACATGTATGCAGGTAACGGTAATATTGTTGGGGATTCAGTAAAAGCGGCGCTTATGGCACGCAGTGGACTGGCGGATGTGGAAAAAGATAACCGCTATAACGGTTATTCATTGCGGGAACTGGCGCGCGCTTCTCTGGTGGATCGTGGGGTAAGCGGCATTCCAGGTAATCCGCTGGGCATGGTTGGAATGGCGTTTACTCACAGCAGTAGTGATTTTGGCGGCATTCTTGCGGACGTGGCGCATAAATCATTACTGAAAGGCTGGGAAGATTCGCCGGAGACGTTCCACGCCTGGACGAAAAAAGGCACTCTGACAGATTTTAAGGTTGCCCATCGTGTTGGTATGGATGGTTTTAAATCTCTGCGAAAAGTTTTGCCAGGCAGCGAATATAAATACGCGTCCACGTCCGATCGCAGCGAGCCAATTGCACTGGCAACTTATGGCGAACTGTTCAGCATAGATCGCCAGGCAATCATCAATGACGACATGAGCGCACTGACTTCAATCCCCCAGCAAATGGGGGCAGCAGCAAGCCGCACAGTCGGGGATCTGGTTTATGCCGTTCTCGTGGCCAATCAGAAGATGGGCGATAAAAACCCGCTCTTTGATGCGAAACACAGCAATCTGATTAACAGCGAACTTGATATTCCAGGCCTGAGTGCAGCCCGTAAAGCTATGCGTATGCAAAAAAATAATGCTGGTGCTGTACTGAATATTCCGCCTCGTTTCCTGTTAGTTCCGGTAGAACTGGAAGACAGAGCAACCCAGCTTATTCGTTCTACGTCGCTACCAGACGCGCAGAACAGCGGTGTGTTTAACCCATACAATGATGCACTGACAGTAATCACAGAGGCGCGACTTGATGCCGACAGCGTGAAATCCTGGTATCTGCTTGCGGGTCAGGGAAGTGATACAATTGAAGTCGCTTATCTCGATGGTATTGATACCCCGTACCTGGAACAGCAGCAGGGCTTTACGGTTGACGGCGTAACTTTCAAAGTGCGCATTGATGCCGGAGTTTCTCCTCTGGACTGGCGCGGGATGGTTAAGTCATCAGGTGGTTAACAGATAATCAGGCATGTTATGTTTTTTTGCGGCCTTCGGGCCGCTTTTTTTATGGGTCCTTCCTGAAAAATGGAACACCGAGGGGATGCGGACGCGCATAAATCGAGAGATTTTTGATATTTTATGCGTGCAGCAGCATAAGTTTAATGCTTTGATTTTTAACATTATTGATTTGTTTTGTTGAAAAAGCGACCGTGCAGTGAGGTGGTAAAGTGGAACTGAGCAAAATGCAGGTTAATGTCTCACAACTGGCAGACCTGGTAGGCATGAATCGAAATCTTGTTTCACGCCGTTTGCGTGAGCTGGAGCTTGTTGGCGGGAATGGTGAGAATCTTAAACTGTATGAACTCGGTCCGGCACTTCAGGCACTACTGACCCCATCAATGAAAGAAAATGGTGAAATGTCACCACAGGATCGGAAAGCCTGGTATCAGTCAGAAAATGAAAGGCTGAAATTTGAAGCAGCTTCACGTGAATTACTCCCTGTCGAAGAGGTGGCCCGTGAATATTCATCTCTGGCTAAAGCCGTAGTCATGGTGCTGGAAACGTTGCCGGATATTCTTGAGCGCGATTGCGCTCTCCAGCCTTCCGCAGTCATACGAGTGCAACGCATTATTGATGATCTACGTGATGAAATGGCGAGAAAAATTGCAGAAAGCGATTCAGATAATGGCTGGCCTGCATGTACAAGATGAGTGAACTGCTGGAAAGAAACGGCTACGGGAAAGAACCATTATCGTGATGGTATTGCGATATCAAAATTCATTTATAGCGACATATTTAGCTTTTAATTAGTATTGCCGCCTTTTTTTCTTTTTTATCACTTAAACAGGTACTAAATCTTGGACTATGTAGATGGGGCCATAGCAAAATAGTATTTTATAATCATTTAGTTACCTTTTATTTACTTCTTCCTGGATGGAAGGGCCGGCTGCTGCGTATCAGACCTGGGCGCAACTGGTTTACAAACTACTGACTGCTGAGCAGGAATATGAAGCCACAGGCAGTGAGGAAACACTGAAGGCGGTGATTAACACCGACTGGGGATTACCTTATTTGCCTCGTTCCGCAATGGAGCTGCGTAGTGCGGATGTTCTGATGCAGCGGGCCGAGGACTACGGTAAGCGCCTGGTACCGCCGAAAGTACGTTTTCTTATTGCGGCTGTGGACGTGCAGGGCGGGAAGAACCGACGGTTTGTGGTGCAGATTATTGGCTATGGCGAGGACGGCGAACGCTGGCTGGTGGACCGTTATAACATCCGACAGTCATTGCGCTGCGATGAAAATGGCGAAGCATTACCTGTGCATCCCGGGGCTTATCCTGAAGACTGGCAGTTGCTGGTCACCGATGTACTGGAGAAAACGTATCCGCTCCAGTCCGATCCGGCCCGCAGAATGCCTGTACTGGCAATGGCGGTGGACAGTGGTGGTGAGGACGGGGTGACGGATAACGCCTATAAATTCTGGCGAAAATGTCGTCAGGATGGACTGGGGCGACGGGTTTTTCTGGTAAAGGGAGACAGCACGAAACGCCAGAAAATTATCACCATCACACACCCGGATAATACCGGGCGAAGCGATCGTCGTGCTGATGCTCAGGGAAAGGTGCCGGTATATCTCCTGCAGACAGACCTGCTGAAAGATCAACTAAGCAATAACCTGCAACGTGAAATGCCCGGACCGGGCTACATTCATTTTCCTGACTGGCTCGGGGAGTGGTTTTATGAAGAGTTGACCTATGAGGAACGCGGTGCTGACGGGAAATGGCGCAAGCCGGGAAAAGGGAATAACGAAGCGTTTGACCTTTTTTGCTATGCCCATGCTGTCGCCATTCTGCGTGGCTATGAAAAAATCCGTGACTGGAGCAATCCTCCCCAGTGGGCAAGGGGGCAGGATGCTGATGCGGGGGCTTCAGCAGACAGACGTTCTTCCGGCACAGTGGACAAGAAAAACGTTGCCGGAAGAGATGAGCGGCAAAAAGCAGCGTCGCCGGAAGCGTTATCCGGAAACTGGTTATCACTACCCCGAAACGGAGGATGGTTGTGAAAAAAGATGAGATTTTCCAGATGCTGGTTATCGTGCGTCAGGCATACAGGGATTCCCTGGATGGTAAAAGTGTGTCTTTTACCGGGGTGAATGGCAGGGCGATCACCAACCATGATCCTGTTGCATTGCGCAGGGAGCTTGAATACTGGGAAAAACGCTGGGCGGCGGCCTGCCAGCCCACAAGGAAACCGTACAAACTCGCCCGTTTCTCCTGAGGTTTTTTTATGGGTTTTTTTGATAAAGCACTTGGCGCAATTGCGCCAGGGTGGGCGGTTTCGCGCGCCAGAAACAAAATGCTGCTGAGAGCTTATGAGGCGGCGCAGCCTTCACGCCTGAATAAAGCCCGGCGCGAGAGTCGTTCTGCCGAGACTGCGGTTTTTTCTGCCTGTACCTCGTTAAGGGAGCAGGCCAGGGCGCTGGATGAAGATCACGATATCGTGATTGGTCTGCTGGATAAGCTGGAAGAGCGGGTTATTGGCGCGCAGGGGATCCAGGTTGAACCACAACCACTGAGAAGCGATGGCACCCTGCATGAATCGCTGGCAGAGCAGATCTCGGCATTGTGGTCTGAATGGTCTGTTCGCCCTGAGGTCACGGGGATGTTCACCCGTCCGGAGGCCGAACGGATGGCATTGCGATCTGCTTTGCGTGATGGCGAGATGTTCGTACAACTGGTGCGTGGTCCTGTCGCCGGTCTGAATCATTCCACTGTGGTGCCATTATCACTGGAACTTCTCGAAGCAGATTTTGTTCCGGTCAGTCTGAACACGAACGCGGGTCAGCAAGTCCGTCAGGGCATTATTCTTAACAACTGGGGGCGGCCTGTAGGGTATCGGGTTTATAAATACCATCCTGCAAATATGCGTGGATTCAGCGCCGATCTCAAAACTGTTCACGCAGACAGCATGCTTCATCTGGCGATGCGGAAACGGCTTCATCAGGTGAGAGGTGTCAGCCTGTTACATGGTGTGATTCGCCGGATTGCTGATCTGAAAGATTACGAAGAATCAGAGCGTGTGGCTGCCCGTATTGCTGCCGCGCTGGGTTTCTACATTAAGCGTGGTGATGCCGCCAGCTTTCCGACGGATAACGACTGGACACCCACAGAACAAAAACCCCGGTATTTTGATATTTCACCGGGCATGATTTTTGACGAACTGGCCCCCGGTGAAGATCTGGGGATGGTGGAGTCGAATCGTCCGAATGTTCATCTTTATGAATTCCGGAACGGGCAGTTGCGTGCTGTGGCTGCCGGAACCCGTGGCAGTTATTCCAGTATTGCCCGTGACTATAACGGCTCCTACAGTTCGCAGCGTCAGGAGCTGGTGGAAGGTTACGAAGGCTACGGGGTTTTACAGCAGTGGTTTGTCGGTCAGTACAGCCGCCCGGTGTACCGGGCATGGCTGGAGCAGGCGATACCTTTTCTTGAAATTTCTCCTGATGTGGATATGTCCACACTTTTCAATGCCACTTATCTTGGCCCGGTGATGCCGTGGATTGATCCGGTGAAGGAGGCTGCAGCATGGCGGGCCATTCTTCGCGGTGGTGCCGGGACGGAGGCTGAGTGGATACGTGCCCGTGGGCAGTCACCGCAGGAGGTCAAACGTCAGCGACTGCGTGAAACTGAATTTAACCGGGAAAACGGGCTGGTGTTCGATTCTGACGCCGCTAACGATAAAGGAGCGATCCCTGATGCAGCAAATGATAAACCCGCGTCTTCGCGGGACGATGATTAATCCCCGCGCCAGCCTTGCGGGGGTGGATGCCGCTAATGGTCAGTGCTGGTATGAAATCCGTGCACAGACTGCCGGGCGGGTGGAAATTTACCTCTATGACGTGATTGGCGGATGGGGCATCACCGCGCAGCAGTTTATTTCTGACTGTAAAAATGCGGGAGTGTTTGAGGCCAGCGCCATTGATCTGCATATCCACAGCCCGGGCGGTGATGTGATGCAGGGCTTTGCCATCTTTAACACGCTGTCACGCCTGAAAGCGAAGGTGGATATCTGGGTGGACGGTGTTGCTGCCAGCATGGCCTCCATGATTGTCTGCCTGCCCGGCGCCACCGTGCATATGCCTGAAAACGCCTGGCTGATGGTGCACAAGCCGTGGGGCGGGATCGCCGGTGATTCTGATGATATGCGTGATTATGCCGACTGGCTGGATCGCAATGAGGCGCTGATGCTGTCAGCCTACATGAATAAAACCGGACTCGGGCAGGATGAGCTGGAAGCCATGCTGAAAGCAGAAACCTGGCTGAACGGTGCTGAAGCCGTGGAAAAAGGCTTCGCTGATACGCTTGAACCTGAATTACAGGCTGCGGCCTGTGTGAACCAAAATAAACTGAAGGATTATCATAACATGCCAAAACAGCTTAACGCGCTTTTTGCTCCACGTGCAGAAACGACGAACGGACAGCCGCAGGAGACGAAAGCAACCCCGCAAAATGCGCAACAGATCGCTGCTCAGCAGACACCATCAACCGGAAATGTGGATATCAGCGCAATTGCTTCGCAGGTTCAGCAACAACTGATGGCAGCCAATGCGGAACGTGTGCAGGCGGTAACCGCAGTTTTTGCCTCTTTCCCGTCTTATGCCGCACTGAAAGCGGAGTGTCTGAACGACATGACCTGTACGGAAGCACAGGCCCGTGAAAAACTGTTGCAGGCGCTGGCAGCCGGAACGACACCAAGTGCAGGCCCGGGCGCTGTTCATATTCATGCCGGGAACGGTAATCTGGTCGGCGATTCCATTCGTGCGGCTGTGATGGCACGCGCCGGATATGCCGAAGCAGAAAAAGATAATGCTTATAACGGTTTTACTCTGCGCGAGCTGGCGCGTGCTTCGCTGGTTGATCGCGGTATCGGTATCTCCGGTCATTCCGCACCGATGGCGATGGTTGGGCTGGCATTTACTCACAGCAGCAGCGATTTCGGCAATATCCTGATGGATGTGGCTCATAAAGCTGCGTTGCAGGGATGGGATGATGCCAGCGAAAATTTTGACAAATGGACCCGCAAGGGAACGCTGACTGATTTTAAAACCGCGCATCGTGTCGGGCTGGAAACTTTCCCTACGCTGCGAAAAGTATTGCCGGGGGCTGAATATAAATATGTGACCCTGAAAGATCGTGGCGAACCGATTGCACTGGCGACTTATGGCGAATTGTTCAGCATTGATCGCCAGACCATCATCAATGATGACCTGGATATGCTGACCCGTATTCCGATGGCAATGGGGGCGGCAGCGCGTACTACCGTGGGTGATCTGGTCTGGGCCGTGCTGACCAGCAATCCGAAAATGTCGGATGGTAAACCGCTGTTCCATGCAGATCATGGCAACCTGGTGACTGCCGATTTGTCTATTGAGGGGCTGGATTCCGGGCGTAAAGCCATGCTGCTCCAGAAATCGGGTGACCGTCGCCTGAACATTCGTCCTGCTTTTATGTTGACGCCTGTTGCCATTGAGTCGCGTGCCAATCAGTTGATTAAGTCTGCCAGCGTGCCTGGTGCAGATGCGAACAGCGGCATTATTAACCCGATTCAGAATTTTGCCACGGTTCTGTCAGAGGCCCGTCTTGATGACAGCAGCCCGACGGATTATTACCTGGTGGCAGCGCAGGGGCGTGACACGATTGAAGTGGCTTACCTCGACGGTATTGATACGCCGTATCTGGAGCAGCAACAGGGCTTTACGGTTGATGGTGCAGCATTCAAGGTGCGCATTGATGCCGGAGTGGCACCGCTTGACTGGCGTGGCATGGTCAAAGTGAAAAAACAATAAATAACCGCCGGACAGGGCGGTTTTTTTATGGCTGAAGCGGCGCACTTTGTGCCGCATTTACCGGAGAAAAAAATGTCAAAAAATTTTGTTCAGGACGGAAAAAACGTCGACTGGCTGAATGGGACCGGAAAGGCGGTGTCATCTGGCGATCTGGTTGTTCAGGATAATCTTGTTGGTGTTGCTCACGCTGATATTCCGGACGGGGATGTGGGTATTCTGCATACGACGGGAGTTTTCTCTTTGCCTAAAGAGGCAGAGGCGCTGACGCAAGGCAAGCTGGTGTATTTCAAAGCGGATACGGCAACACTGACTGCAACGAAATCAGGTAATACGCTGGTGGGAACAGTATGGGCATCGGCTGAAGCCGGAGATGCCTGTGTTTGTGTGCGTCTGGGGTACTGATGCATCGATTTTATAAACGGCTGATGCGGGCAGATGCCCGCATTTCCCGGCTTTTTTCCGAGGAGTGTCCGGCGATACTGTCTATTGGCAGTGAGCGTCGCCCTGTTATGGTGATTTTTGAATCTCCGGATGCGCCGGTTCGTGTTCCGGGGGGTGGAGAAATTAACGATCAGGCTCCGGCATTCAGCGCACTGACAGAGGATATTAAGGGACTCAGCACAAACTGCGCAGTGGAGCTGAACCACGAATTTTACCGCGTCACGCATATTGGTGCGGATGAAATGGGGCGCACACGCGTAACGCTCGGGCGTGGACGGGGGACGTCATTACCGACCATCGAATGGAGTAAAAAATAAACTTCATAAGGAGATATCGCAATGGCGCGGACATCACGCATCCGGCGAAATCTGTTGTTCGATATCGACGTAGATGAATTGCGGGATATTGCGGCGCAGGCTGGTGCAACGCAGCACCAGTTCCGTATGGCCTATTCCCGTGCGCTGAAGCGAACAGCATCAAAAATGCGCATGAAGGCGCTTGCGGAACTGAAAACCGGTCTGGCGCCCCGCAAAATGGACATGCTGCGCAGGCGCCTTTTTTCCACTCGCATTACCCGGGGTAATGCAATGGATGAAGCCCGCTTCTGGTTTGGTCTTAATGCGATCAAGATAAAGGATCTGCGCGGACGCATTCGTGGGCGACGTGTTCGTCATCATGATCTCCGTGACCCGGTAACCGGGCGGTTTATCAAAGAGAATCGTGTCCGACGGCGTCGCCGCAAAGCCAGCGATCCGGTTTTTGAACCCAACGGTTCGTTTTTATCTCCCACCGCATATGAAAACGGGCTGGTGATACGTAGTCGCAAAGAGAACCGACGAACAATCATCATCAAAAATCCGGAAACCGGGCGTGTCCGGGAGGCTGAAGCCGGTATTTATGCCCGTACGATGGATTATGTTGAAGATGTGGCTTTTGCAGAGTGCCTGGAAATTTTTATGAAAGAGTTCGAATCAGACATCCGGCGACGTGCGAAGTATGGCATTACCGTGAACCCCCGATAAAAAAACGTGAGGATGTAATGGCTGAACCCTTATGCATGGCATCCTGGCACACTGCTGTGCTGGATGCCCTGAAAAAACTTAAATGGATCAATGATGCGGACACCTATCCGGAACGGGTCACGCAACTGGTCACTCCGGCGGTATTTCTGGCGGTGGATGGCTGGGATGCGAAAAGCAATGCAGACGGGCAGATGACGGTGGTGTTGTCTGCCGCGCTGTGGGTGCTGGTTGACCGTGCCGGTGAGCCGGATAAAGAAAAAAAAGAAGAACGCAAGGCGATAAAGCCGGATATTTTTATCCGTTCGGCGGCCGCCGCGTTGTCGCACTGGCTCGACGGGCAGACGTTCGGACTGGCAAATGTGGAGCCTGCCATTTTTATTTCGGCGGACGCAGATGAAACCGATCCGCGCCTGGATGATTATCTGGTCTGGCAGATTTCATTTAACCAGACGGTGACGTTTGGTATGGATCCCTTTGCCACGGATAACCTGCCGCTACAGCGGGCCTGGCTGGGCGTGGCACCGGAGATCGGGCGACAGCATGTGGATGATTATCGGCTGATTTTTGAGGGAAAGCCACGTGAATGAGGTTCTGGGGGATTTACAGCGCCGTCTGGCAAATATGGTCCGGCGCGGGGTGATCCACTCGGTGCGGCTGGACGGTGGTTTTCCGGAATGCCGCGTGGATCTGGGGGATATTGTGACCACCTGGCTGCCATTATGTCAGGGGTTTGCCGGAAAAAACCGGGCAGATTTTGAGCCGTTTGCTGTGGGTGATGCGGTTACGGTGCTGTCAGAGGCCGGGGAGCTGAATAACGGTCGTGTTTTTCCCGGCTGGAATACCGGTGCGGCACCGGCTCCGCAGGGCAGTGACAGTGAGCACATCACCCGTTACGGAGATGGCACGGAAATTTGCTATAACCGGGAGACGCACTCACTGACCATTATTCTGGCGGAAGGGGGCACCTATGCCATTACCGGGAATGGTGTGCTGGACGGAAACGTCATGATCTCAGAAGACCTGATCGTGAACGGACGCACGATGGTTGAAGGTGAAGTGGTGGTGAAAAGTGATTTTTATGCAAAAGGAGAGGTGACGGATAAATCCGGCAGCATGAGCCGGATCCGGGAAACGTTTAATGGACACGACCATCCCGGAGACAGTGGGGGAACCACGAAAGTACCGAATCAGAAAATGTGACCTGCTGCGGCAGGTTTTTTTATGTCCGGAGAATGCAAATGGGGCAATTACATGGTGTGGAAACCATCGAGCTGACAGCAGGCACGGTGGCGGTAACCACAATAGAGACAGCCATTATTGGTGTGGTGGGAACCGCGCCGCAGGCTGCCGGAGCTGTGGCAGCGACACTGACAGCGGGAACGCCGCTGCTGGATAACGAGCTGACCTTTACGGCAAAAGCGGGGGGACGGAGCGGAAATACCATTACCGTTATTGCTGAACAGGCTGTCAAAGAAAAAAGTGCGGGTGCGGTCCCCACGTCAGCAAAATGGGAAAACGGAAGCCTGTTGATTACGCTGGGTTGCAGTGAAAAGGGGGCAGGTAATGCCACCGTCAGTGATGTTGTGACGGCTGTGAATGGGGTGGCGGGAGCCGGGGTGAGTGCCACCGGAAGCGGTGACGGTGTTGTGTCGCCGTTTTCCGGAACACTGAGTGGCGGTGAAGATGAACCGTTTCCGCTGAACACGCCAGTGGCGATGGCGGGAACGACGGCGCTTTCACGTCTGGGGGGCAGCGGAACACTGAAGCAGGCGCTGACGGAGGTTAACGACCAGCGTAACGCGCTGTCGGTGATCGTCCGGGTGGAAGAAAAAACGAAGCCGGAAGAGCAGCGTGCTGCCATTCTTGCGGGGATCAGCGTGCTGTCATCGGCAAAATCCGTCACCACGTATCAGCCACGTATTGTGATCGCACCAGGATTCAGTGAAGACGATGCGGTGGGTAAGGCACTGGAAACTGTGGCCGGAAAACTGCGGGCAGTGGCGTACGTGGATTGTGCTGCGGGCGCGACATTGCAGGAAGTGGTGCAGCGTCGCCAGTCTTACGGTGCCCGGACTGAATTACTGCGCCCGCGTGTGCAGGTCAGTAATGCAGAGGGGCAGCTGGTGTATCGCCCGTATTCGGCGTTTGCAGCCGGACTGCGTGCCCGTATTGACTATGAAAAAGGGTGGTGGTGGAGCAAATCAAACCAGGAGGTTTACAACCTCCTCGGTGTTGAGCAGGTGGATGAATTTATCCTCGGTGAGCGTAACTGCGATGCCAACTTGCTTAATATGCAGAATGTCTCCACCCTGATTCGCCGCGCCGGATTTAAACACTGGGGAAACCGGCTGTGCTCGTCCCATCCCCAGTGGCATTTCGAGTCTGTCCGCCGTACTGCGGATGTGATTGAAGACAGTATTCAGGAGGCGATGCTGGCGTATGTTGACCGCCCGCTCGATCGTCAGAATGCGGACGACATCATCGGCACCATTAATGCGTATATGCGCCGTCTGGTGGCCGAAGGTGCCATCTTCGGGGGGCGGGCATGGTTGGATCCGGAACTGAATACCGCCGAAACGCTGGCAGCCGGTGAACTGTACATCAACTATGACTTCGGTCCCAAATCGCCGACGGAACTTATCAGCATGCGGGTGAGCGTCAACAACGAATACGGCATTAAGGAGATGACGGCAACATGAGCAGTAAAAACACATTACGCGCCTGGACTTTTTTCCGCCAGGGGATCCGTATTCAGGGAGCGCATGAGTTCACGCCACCCACGCTGTCCATAACCACCACTGATTTACGCACCGGGGCACAGGATGCCCCCACGCCGGTTGACGACGGCATGGAGGCGCTGACCTGCCAGATTAAATTCTATGGTCTGGATACAGACATGCTGTCCAGTCTCGGATTTGTCAGTGGCAACCGCTCCCGCTTCACGGCCTATCAGGGCTATCTGGCGAACGGCACCGCGCTGGGGACCACCGAAGAAATCGAAGGTTTTGTGAAAACGGTGACGCCGGATGCGCGCGGAAACAGCGGGCTGTCAGAAAATGCGATGACAGTGGAAATCGCGGTGAATTATTACCGTCAGACGCTGGAGGGGAACGAACTCATTATGATTGATACTGAGCGTTTTGAACGCCGGATCAACGGTGTGAATGTACTTGCCGGTCTGTCGGCAAAAGTGCGTCTCTGATTAACACATAACGGCCTGCGGGCCGTTTTTTTAAGGAGCAGATTATGAATATTCCGGGTGAAACCCGCACCATCACACTGTACACACCTGTCACTCTGGGGGGCGGGGCTGTGCTGGAACACATCACCATGCGCGAACCGCTGGTGCGCGATCGCATTGCCTTCACCAAAGACCGGGGAACAGAGGAGGAAAAAGAGGCGCGTATGATTGCGCAGCTTTGTAATCTGAGTGAGCAGGATATCTGGCTGCTGACCGCAGCGGATTATGCCCAGCTGACGGATGCCTTTAATGTTTTTATGCTGCCACCCGGGAAGCGACCGAAACCGAAATCTTCAGAGGGTTAAGGTTTCTCGGGCGGCGGCTGCATTTTCCTCTTTCCGATTATCTGTCCATGCCGTTCAGTGTGTTTACGGCATTTTTACTGGATGAAGTGGAGGCAGTAAAACGTGGGAAGCGTAAGCCAGAATCTTAAGGCCACCGTGTCGTTCGGGGGCAAACTGGACAGTTCGTGGCGCCGTTCGGCGACGGATCTGCGAAAAAATCTGCAGGATGTGGAGCAGCAGGCTGCGCGTTTACGTAAGGAGCAGGCAGAGCTGGCAGCAGAAATGAAGCGGGCGGCGCTGGCAGGGAAGCGTTTTAAGTCGATGGAGGATGAATACGCCCGGCTCACTGCTGAAATTAAGAAAGCGGATGCGGCCCAGAAAAAACTGAACCGAAGCCTTGAGCGTCGCGATCGGCTCGGACGTTTTATGGGGAAGGGAAAAAGTCTGCTTGCCGGAACCGGCAAATTTGCCTGGAATGCCGGTCTGGCGATGGGGGGCGGTGCCGTGACCACGGCACTTGGTGCGCTGATTGCTCCGGCTGCCATGAATGCGCAGACGGCTGAAACAGCGGGTAAAGCGACTGCGTATGGCGTGGATACCCGCACGTACATGAACTGGGACGCCCTGGCAAAACAGTACGATATGACCGGCGATAATATCGGGGATTTATTTGAGGAATACCTGCATAAGGCCGGGGAATATAAACAAAATGGCAAGCAGAGTTCGCTTTCTGACGCCTTTGAAACGCTGGGATTTAAGGAGGGCGATCTTGCCGGACTGAGTGATAAGGCGCAGTTCGAAAAAATTATCGACAGGGCGCTGTCTCTGGAAGATGAATCAAAGGCATCTTTTGCGCTGGATGCATTGTTTGGTGGTGAAGCCAGTAAACTGCTGATGCTGATCAAACGTTCAGGAAAAAGCTTTCAGGAACTGCTGGCTGAGCAGGATAAATATAACCTGGTGACAAAAGAGGGTGTGGCTGGTGCACTTGCCGGAAACAAGGCTGTTTCTGATTTGCAGCAGGTTTTTTCTTCTGCGGTTGCAGAAATTTCCGGACAACTGGGCGCAGAGCTGGCCCCCGCTATACAACAGACAGCGGGTGACCTGGCAGAGTGGTTTAAAGGCGGGGGCATTAAAAAAGTTGTGTCTTTTCTGAGGGACACGCTGTATCCGGCGGCCCTGAAGTTCGGCGAAGGCGTCATTTTTGTCGGAAAAATTATTTTTGCAGTAGCCAAAAAACTCGCCTGGTTATTACCGGATGAACAGGGCGATCAGAAGCAGATTCTGGAGTATATCGGGCGTGGTGACATGACCGCTGCCCGGACAGTGGCCCGGAACAGCGGGCAGGATGCCTGGCTTGATGAGCAACTGAAAAATAATCCGGATTTTGAAAAGAGTGTCCGTGAAAAATATAACGCCGCGAAGGGCTTTATGGGCATTGTGGATACGGATGCGTTTCATGAATCGGTGAACAGTTACCTCACGCCGGAAAAAACGTTCGATTTTTCGTTGCCGGCAGCGCAGGCAGGATCTGCCGGAAAACAGGATGATCCTTTTGCCAGTGCGGGGGCATGGCAGGCTGCCGTGCAGGCCATTCCTGTTGAGAGCGGACAGTCCGGCGCACAGCTGAATGACAACAGTGTGAAGAATTATAACTTCAACATTGTTGCGCAGCCCGGACAGAGCGAACAGGGTATTGCGGACGCCATTGCCGGAATGACGAAAAACAACCCGGCCTTCAGTGGTAATAATGCGTTGTGGGATGGAGGAAGTGTCTGGTGAGTGTGGGGTCGGTTATTGCTCTCGCTGAAGACAGCCTTCAGCGTGACAACAGTTATCTCCGTGGTGCTGCAGATGCCAGAGTCATGCTGATGCTGGGGGATTTCGCCTTTTCCGTGGATACCACGGCATATAACCAGCTGACCCGTGAGGCCGGGTGGACCTGGAGCGAGCAGTCGCGTATCGGGCAGCAGAGTCTGCTGCAGTACACCGGGAAAAACGGGCGAACCGTCCGCCTTGAAGGGGAATCGCACGCCTTTTTGGGGAAGTCGGGGACGGAGGCGGTGAACACGTTGTATGACCTGGCGAATAAGGCTGAGCCGCAACTGCTGGTCAGCGGAGAAGGTGATGTGCTGGGATGGTGGGTGGTGGAGCGTTTTTCTGATTCCACCGACCGCTTTTTACCTGGTGGCGGGCACCGTAACAAAAAGTGGAGTCTGGAGCTGAAACATTATGCCGACGACCTGGATAACCCGTGACGGGGATGTGCTTGATGCGGTTTGCGCCACGCATTACGGCACGGAAAATCTGTCTGCCGTGCTCACTCTTGTGCTGGAGGCCAATCAGGGGCTGGCAGAGAAGGGCGCGGTTTATCCGGCGGGGATCCGCATTGTGTTGCCTGAAATCACACAACAGGTGTCTGAGTCGCCATACAGCCTGTGGGATTAGGGGAGAAGATGATAACGTCATTATCAGAACAGCTGCAGGCGATAAATGCTGCGTATCAGGCGTCCCTGAACAGTGAGAAGAAACAGGAAACCATTGCCACGACCGTCCGGGAATTCTGCCCGGCGTATCGGGTGACAGCTGAAGGGCGGGATATCACGCGGGTGCTGGCCCGTTATCTTGTGGATATCACCCTGACGGATTACGGCGGAGCCACCGCCAAATCTGATGAACTGAAAATCACTTTGCTTTCTGAAACACTGCCCCTGCCGACAAAGGGGGCGCGTCTGCGGGTGGCGATGGGGTTTAACGGTAATCTGGTGGATAAGGGCTGGTTTGTGGTGTGCGGCGTGAGCAGCAGCGGCCCGCCGCGGCGGATCGAGATTTATGCTACCGCTGCCCCCATGAATGCGGAAAAGCAGTCCGGTGATGTGCTGAATCAGAAAACACGCAGCTGGGATAATCTCACGCTGGGTGATCTGGTGAAAACTGTTGCCACGGAAAACGGACTGAAGGCCCGGGTGGCGGAGAAGCTGGCGGGGATCCGCATTACCCATGTGGATCAGGTGGCAGAATCGGATGCCAGCCTGTTGTCCCGCCTTGCCCGGACGTATAACGCCGTCAGTAAACCTGCCGGAGGTTACTGGTTGTTTCTGGAGCAGGGAGCCGGAACCACCGTATCGGGCGCGCCCCTGAAGACCGTGACGCTGACGCCTTCCGTGGTGTCATCCTGGAATTATCAGGAAGGTGAACGGGGGAGCTCTACCGGAGAAAAGAAGAAAGAAAAAATCACGGTTCGTTATTTTGACAAGGCTGACGGGCGAACCAAAACGGCAACCGTGGAGCATGACGGCTCGTCGGTGACCAGCCCGTACACGCAGCCGGAAAAGGAAACGGCTGAACAACAGGCAAAATCAAAAAAAACGCAGGCGCAACGCAACAGCCGGAAAATGACGCTGACGGGGCCGTGCCGTCCTTCATATGTTGCCATGACCGCCGAATCCGGCGTGGTGACATCCGGATTTGGTAAGCGGGAAGATCGCCGCTGGCTCGTGGAGTCACTGGCGTTTTCCCTCTCTTCTTCAGGCTTTACCTTCACGTTTAATCTGGTGGCTGAAATCAAAAGCAAAAAATCCGGTGATAAAACAGGGCCGGATTATTTTGGTACCGGATCGGGAAAAAAATAATCATGAATGGTGTGAACTGCCGGACAGGGAAGCGTCTGTCCGGTGCGGCGCATCTGCGCCAGTCTGTCAGCGATATTCTGAACACGCCAGTGGGAAGCCGTGTTCTGGTCAGGGATTACGGCAGCGATCTTTTTGAATTGCTGGACTCTCCCCGGGATGACCTGTTGAGGCTGCGCATAATAGCTGCCACGGCGACGGCGCTGGCACGCTGGGAGCCCCGGCTGAAAGTGTCAAAAGTGATCGTAACGTTTCCGGAGGATGAGGCCGGATGTGTGGTGGATATCATGGGGACGAATACGGAAACCGGTACACAGGTGACAACAGGAGGAATAACCGTTTATGGCAGAAAGTTATGATGTGATCAATCTTTCGGATTTGCCCGTACCGGATGCCATCGTGGTGCCTGATGCGGCGGTGATTTTCGGGGCCTGGCTGGCACGTCTGCGCGAACTGGATCCTGAATTTGATGCCCTGGTGGAATCCGACCCGGCTTACAAGCAGGGCGAAGTGACAGCCTTTCAGCTTACCCTGGCTTTTCAGCGGGTGAATGATGCTGTGCGGGCCGTTTTTCTGGCAAGTGCGCAGAATGCCGATCTCGATCAGATTGGCGCGGCGTTCAATGTCGGACGTATGGTGATTGTTCCGGCAAATCCGGATGCCGTGCCTCCGACGGATGCGGTTATGGAAGAGGACGACGCTTTTCGCGAACGCATTCAGTTGTCCTGGTCGCAACTGAATACTGCAGGCGCCCGCAATGCTTATCGTTTTCATGCCCGTTCTGCTGATGAAGATGTGCTGGATGCTGATGCCTATGGTCCGGAAGAGCACGGGCGTGCGGGGGAGGTGGATGTCTACGTATTGTCCCGTGAAGGAAATGGCACTGCCAGCGAGGCGTTGCTGGATGCGGTCAGTGCGCGGCTGAATGCTGATGAAATTCGTCCGCTGACGGATTTTGTGACGGTGAAAAGCGCCATTATTAATGACTATACCGTGACGGCTGAGCTGGAAATACCGGACGGTCCGGATGCCGGTGAAGTGCTGGAAAATGCGAAAAACACGCTGATGTCTTATACCCGGCTGGCAAACCGGATTAATGGCATGGTGCCGCTGTCCGCTATTTACGCAGCACTGCAACAGACCGGTGTGGCGCGGGTTATTCTGTCCAGTCCCCGGGCTGATATTGAACCGGCAACCGGTACGGCTCCCCGTTGTGCCGCCGTTAATGTGACGCGCAGAGAGGTGTGGTGATGACAGAGACGTTTCGCTCACTTCTGCCGCCTTCCGCTGTCAGGCCGGAGCGGTCACAGGAGCAGGCCACAACAGAAAGTATCCTGACGCTTGATGCGGATATGGTCAGAAAGGTGAAAAATCCGGATACCTGTCCGTTGCATCTGTTGCCGTGGCTGGCATGGGAGTTTGCTGTGGATTTCTGGCAGGACGACTGGAGCGAAGAGCAGAAGCGGCAGATTTTACGTGATGCGGCATATGTACATCAGCACCGGGGGACGGCGGGGGCGGTGCTGCGGGCGCTTGGTGCGGTTGGTGTTCCGGCAGCAATCAAAGAGTGGTGGCAGGATTCACCGCGCAAAAAACCGTACACTTTTCGTGTGGAGCTGTTTTTGCGGGAAGGGGCTGACAGTGTGCTTTACAGTCGGGTCAGGACGCTGGTCATTAAGGCCAAGAATTTACGCAGCGGCCTGAGCACCATTGACGTAAATACGGATATCGGAAAGGACAGCCAGTTTTATGTTGGTGGCGCGGTGACCGCGCATATTGATGTGGTGATTGAGGCGGGAGAATAACGTGACCACGAAACATTGCAGTATTCTGACAAACAAGGGAAAGGCGCTGGAGGCAGCGTCTGCGGCGGGTGGTGCGCCGGTCGTATTAGACAAGTTTGTGGTGGGAGACGGAAACGGAAATGCTGTCACGCCAGAGGCAGGGCAGACGGCTCTGGTCAGGGAAGTTTATCGCGGCACCATATCACGTCTGGCGGTCTCGCCTGAGCAGGAAAACCAGTTTATTGCGTATCTTGTGCTGCCGGAGGGCGTGGGGGGATTTACGGTCAGGGAAGCGGGGCTGCTGACCACCGATGGTGAGCTTTATGCCGTCGGAAGTTGTGCTGCCATTGAGAAACCGAAAAATGGTGTGACAGCCACACTGCAGTTCCGGCTGGCAGTGGCTGAAAGCGCGCAGGTTACACTGAAGGTGGCAACCGGAGATGGTCTGTTTCTGCGACAGAACAGGAATCTTTCGGATGTGGAAGACAGGGATGAGGCTGTTGAAAACCTCGGATTAAAACCCACGGTGGACAAGGCAAAAAATGCCGTTCAACGTTCCGGCGATAAAATGTCCGGAGAGCTGAAAATTGGCACGGTTAATGCGCTCAGGATATTTGATGCAGCATTCGGCCTTATTTTTCGTCGTTCGGAAGAGCACCTGCATCTCATACCTACCGGGAAAATCAGGGGGAAGAAGGCGATATTGGCCCACTGCGACCGTTCAGCATTAACCTGCGGACGGGTGAAGTTTCCATGTCTCACCCGGTATCTGTTGGCGGCGGTTCGAAAGTAAACGGTGCATTAGGTATCGGCGTTCAGAACGCACTGGGCGGAAGCTCAATAGCTATCGGCGATAACGACACCGGCCTTAAATATAACAGCGACGGCGTTCTGGATGTTTATGCAAACAACCAGGCAGTATTTCGTTTTCTTAATAATGAAAATTACAGCCTGAAGTCGTTAAAAGTCATCGGGAACAGTGCTGCAACAGGGAAATTGCAGGCTGGCAACGCAGAGCTTGCCACAGACGGTAACGTGTATGGCAGCGCATGGGGCGGCTGGTTATCGGCTTATCTGCAAAATAAAGTGGGTGTGCAGGACATGCGTCTTGGTGGTTATCAACAGATGGGCAGTACAGGCTCAAACCTGGCCCCTTCTGGTTATGTCAGTGTGGGTGGCTATTGCTACGGAGACTGGGATAACTCTGCCGACGGGTGGTTTATCCGCCCCCTTCAGAAACTGATTAACGGAACCTGGTATAACGTCGCGAGTATGTAATTATGCTGCATTTAAAAAATATCCGGACAGGGAATCCTAAAACGCCCGAACAATATGAGTTAACTAAAAGATACGGTGTTGAGTGGTTGTATACAGAATCCGGTGAAAACTGGTATGAAATCCAGAAAAATTTTTCACCTGACACATTAAAAGTTGAATATCTGGATACAGGGAAAGTTACCTGGGTTGGAAAAGATGCCGCGTCAATTAATCCCAGGAACAGGAGTGTAATTGAAATTGCAGATAACACAGCTAACCGACAAATTGACATGTCGGGTTACTGGTTTTACCGGGATGGTCAATTCATATTTGACTACGGTAAAAAGGCAGAAGATGAGCGGGTGAGAAAGCTCAAGGATATAAAGCGGTTAACCGCAGACCGGGAAACAGACCTGCTGCTGGGGTTAATCAGTGACGAAGACAGGGAGAAGCTGAAAGCGTACCGCATTTATGCGAAATCGCTGCAGGCGCTGGATTTCAGCACTATTACCGATAAAACCTCATACAGAGCCATTGAATGGCCCGTCTCTCCGGAAGTCTCTTCCTGATTTAATTAATCGCGAGAAAAACTATGTCTGTAGTGATATCAGGTGCGCTGATTGATGGCGCAGGCATCCCCATGTCCGGATGCCACATAATTCTGAAATCCCGGGTAAACACCTCAGAAGTGGTGATGCGCACAGTTGCTGACGTGGTGACCGGAAATAATGGGGAATATTCGTTCGAGGCACAGCTCGGGAAATACTGTGTTTATCTCAGGCAATGGATTAAAGATGATTATGAATATTGTGTTGGAGATATTGCTGTATACGATGACTCAAAGCCCGGCACGCTGAATGATTTTCTGACCGCTCTTGATGAAGGCGACCTCAAACCCGATGTGGTGAAACGCTTTGAGGAAATGATGGCGCAGGCGCAGCAGAGCGCGGAAGCGGCAGCGGAAAGCGAGCAGCAGGCAGGGCAACACGCAGCTGATGCGCAGAAGATTAAGGATGATTGCCAGACGCTGGCGGATAACGTACAGCAGAATGCAGAAGTCGTAGCAGCCAGCAAACAGCAAGTTGAACAGCTGGCCTCAGAAGTTGAGCTGAACGCCGGGCAGGTGCAGCAGGGCGTGCAGAATGTTACTGATGCGGTAAAAAAGGCGCAGCAGGCAGCAAAGAATTCTGCTGACAGTGCCACTGACTCAAAAAACAGTGCTGACAATGCGGCACTGAGCGAACAGAACGCACAAAAACACGCGCAGAAAGCAGAACAACACGAGCAGCAGACTCAACAATATGCGCAGGATGCAGCGACAGCCGCAGAATCCGCAGAGAACGCCAAAGGCGAAATTGACGAAATTCTGGAGGGTGGGTATCTCAAGATAAAAAACAACTTTCAGGAAATTGTTGATGCTGGCCCGTCAGCACTGGCTCAGGCCCAATGGAATTTACAGATTTCCGGGGTAAAAAATAAACAGGTAATTACCACCCCTTATACATGGCCAGCCAGAACCGAATATGAACAAAGGGTGCATCTGCCACTCGCCGGGGCTTACGGATTTGGCTACACATTTGAAGACCAAAGCCAGGGGCGAATAAATTTTCATGAGGGCTATACGGCGTCGTGGTGGTCACAGTGGGCGAAACCTGGTCGTTATTACGTCAGCGCCAGTGATAAAGAATACCTCGCACCTGAAGGAGACAAGTGGGGGATTGTTGATTTGCTGTGGCTTAATGGCAGCGGATATAACGATGCTTCGAAGGTTCTGAAAATACTGGCTTTTTACGATAATGACGGATGCTTGCACATCGGCAGGCGTATTGCTCAGAGCAACTCGACAATAAGCTGGCGCAAGCTGGCATCGCTTACTGATGTCCGGGCCATGCTGTATTCGTTTAACAGTAATTATAACAATGAGTGGCGCGACCCGGCGCAGCCAGGAAGTTTAATTCTGGCGTCATACCAGGGAACCGCTGACGGCGACACAAATATTAAAGTATCCCGTGGTCAGACTTACCCCGGCTCACGACTTGCACCTGTGGCGATAGAGTGCCCGTTCACCCCGTCTGGTACGTATGCGGCAACACCGCGATTCTATATTACCGGCTGCAAGAGCAAATCACTCCCCGGAACCTATGTTTCACTGTCTGGAGCACCCACAACATACAGCGACCAGGCTTTTGTTGCGCTATTCATGAGGATTGCATGATGCAAGTGAAAGAAATTACGAATCCCCGCTATACCGAATCCGGCGCAATTGACTGCGACGTTTTGTTTGAAGGGATGGATACCCCCATCCCCTACACAGCCACGGCAGAAGATACAGCAGAGACAGGCCAGCACATCTGGCAGGAACTACAAAGTGGCAAATGGGGCGAAATTGCCCCGTTCAGCGTCACGCCGGAAATGCTGGAAGCAGCAAAAGCCGCTAAACGCCAGGAAATCGAGGCATGGCGCACAGAACAGGAGGCGCAGCCGTTCACATGCGAATGGAACGGTCGTACCTGGAATGCGGGGCCGGACTCGATGGCGCGTATTGCACCCGTGGTAATGGCTGCAAAATCTGATGCGGCACGGGACGTGATGACGTGGGGTGACGCCGATAATCAACAGGTGCAACTGTCGATGTCTGAGCTGGAAGAACTGGCGGCAGCAATGGCGCAGGCACAGGCCGATCGCAATGACGAGATTTATCAACGCCAGCGTGAGATGAAGGAAGAACTGAATAATCTGGAGGATTTACACTCAATCAGAGAGATGACAATCAACGGTCAGTCAGAGCAGGAAAACCAGCAGGCTTCTGCTAAACAGTAAAAAAAAGCCCCGTCTTCAGCAAGTGATAACGAGGCCTCAGGCATGGCTAACAGGTCGCTACACAAGACGGGGTAACATAATAATTCTGAACAAACATACTGACAAACGGGATATTTCAGCTAAAGGCGCAACAAAAACCGGGCGTTGGGTTGATGCTGCGTCTGACAGGTGAATTTACCGATAGCGCGATAAAATAAATCTCCTGTCACCATTTATTGTAGAAATGTTTATCAGTCATGCTTATGAGATAAATACACAAAACGATGTGAAAATTTGACCTAAAACAAGGTCGGGCTGAAAAGAGCCTTGTGCGGTTTTGCGAACACAAAAATGGATTCACGCTGTATGCAAGGACACGCAGTGGCTGGCTATTGCACAGTTCTGTTGAACGATGAAATTTATCAGTGCCAACGCGAGATGAAAGATGAACTGAACAACCTGGAGGATTTGCGCTTAATCAGAAAACTGGTCATTAGCTCAGAAAAACTTTGA